GTGGATTATTATCTTGAAGCTAATCCACCTTGCTTCTTTTTAATCTTTGTAGCTCTTCGTCTAGATATAAAACCACCTTTCGCAGTAGAAATATCACTTCCAAATCCTGTGTCTGAATCAAAACTGTCACTTGTGTCATAGCCACCATCATCAGAGCCTCCAAAAGAAGTACTTCCTGCTCCTCCACCTTCTTCTGCATAAGTTTCTGCTAACTCTTGAGAGCCTGAATAATCTGCACCTGTTGGAGTTAAATCTACAGATGATGGTGGTGATGGTGGAGCAGATGCATCTGATGGTTGAAAATCATCTACTTGAAAGAATGGAGTAGTTTTTATTTTGCCTTTTATATCTACTTCTTTGCCTATAACTTTAGGGTCTTGTGTTATACTAGTTCTACCAATATCACGAGTTGGAAACACACCAACTTTACCACCTTTACCTGCGATGATAGTTCCTCTTCCCGGTTCTCTTACATATTGTAAATTACCATTAACAGTTTTCCACTCACCACCTGTTATAACTCCACCACCATTGTCTCTTACATAAATATCTTTACCTTTATCTCTGTCAGGGTCTAAGTTATATCCTGTATTAAAACCTGCCAATGCCTTTAGTGCCTCTGTTTTAGATGGTAATTCAGGCATACCTGTTAAATTTCTATATGCATTCTCTTTTACTCTAGCTTCATTAGATAATGTAGCAGAAGCACCTAATCCTGTGTAGCCACCTGCCCATCCTGACTTGTACATATCTACTAAATCCTGTCTAAATCCCTGAGTTGTTGCTCTAATCGGTGTGCCATTATTATCTCTTTTGCTTCCACCAAAATTAAATACATCTGATTTATTCATATTAACTAGTAAACCTTTGCTATTATATATAGCGTTATTATCAAAAGGACTAACAGAACCTGCATTATGTCCTACAGATAAATTAGTTTTGTTATTTTCTAATCCTAAATTTTTTAACAAATCATCATACCCAAAACCTAGACTTTGTGCTCTTTTAGTTTGCTCTTCAGATGTTATTTCTTTAGATTGAGCAGGTGCAAATAAATTACCTATAAAAGACATAGGACTTTTAAAACCCTCTACTAAAGTATTTTTAAAATCATTTACAATACCTAAAGGAGTTTTTTTAATATTACCTTTATCATCTAATTTAAAAAGACCTTTACTCAATGCAGAATCTAATCCCGGACCGAATGGTGATAATTCAGATGTTACATCATCTACACCACCTCTCTCAGGTCTAACAAAGGTAGTATCTGTAAAAGTATTATCATCACCACTATCACTATCTTGTCCTGTTACTCTAGTAGTTTTTATAGCCTCTGTTGGTTTTTCTTTTGCTTTTTCTTTTTCTACATCTTTTTCAAATACAAAACCATCAGGTATAGGATATACAGGTTGACCATCTACAAAAGGTATAAATAGTTCTTCACCTGTTTTTGAGTTTACATATTTTTTAGTTTCTGTTTTTTGCAACTGTCCAAATCTAGTGCCGATAAGTTTACTAAAATCAGGAGTTGCTGCAGTACCTGTAGGTGTTTTATATTGTGGTGGTTTATATGTTGTCTGTTTAGGAATATCTACTTTCGGTGGCACATTCACATTAGGCATCATAGGCTTTTGTGAATATATAGAAGGTCTTACCATAGGTGCAGTTGGTTGTGTAAATGTTACACCCGGAACTTGGTTTTGTTGTTGCACATCAGGTATTATCTGTGGTTGTTGCACTTGTGGGTTTTGTATATTAACACCACCCTGTTGAAAGTTTTTAGGTTGAAAAGGTATATTATCAGGTAATGTAGCTTGGTCGGAGTTACCCATCTGACCCATTCTATTCATCATGTCTAGTCCTGCTTTTGCATCTTGTCTCATATTCATAATCTTCTCAAGACCATGATAGCGTACAACATCTGCAGGAAGAACAAATTCACCTTCGCTAATATTTATTGGAACATCATCTCTTACTTCTTTTTTCAAAGAGCCTACAGGAACTTTATTTCTAGACTTTCTGTCAACAGTTTCACCTTGGTCTTTTAATCCACCAAGTTCAAACATTTCCATTTGTTTTGCTATTTTAGCCATCTTTTCCTAATACCTCTTCTCTAAGTAGTTTTAGTCTACGCAATGCTCCTATTGCACCCTGAGTTCTATAAAGAACTGTTGTGTCCTCTGCCTGTTCCATAGCTCTATAATGTTGCTCTATCAGAGCATCAAGATATTTATTGAGTTGGAGTTGGTGGTTGACCAGTGGCTTGAGGTTGCCCAATATTTCCTTGTTCATTATTTCCTGTAAATCCTTGTTCGTTTGGTAGAGGTGCTTGTCCTACTCCTATAGTTCCACCACCTGCTCCTGTTGGGTCTGCAGGATTAGCACCTGCAGGAGCTTGTTGTTGTGGTAGTTCACCTTGCATTCCTTTTAGCATCTCTGCTTGTAGAACTGCCTCATCCATATTATTAGTAACTTTTGTTGGGTCTAAGTCCATAGACTTTGCAATCTCACGAACTATGTAATTAAATTTAGCAAAAGGTGCAAGAGCAGGATTAGATGCAACTTGTAAAAACTGCATTAATCTTTGTGACCTAACTTCATTAGCCATTAGACTTTCTGTGCCACGAGCTATAACTTCTAAGTCACCTTTTATTTCAGGATTAAAATTAAACTGCATATTAAATCTAAATAATCCCTCACCTAATGGTTTAAGTAAGTAATCGTCTACATTCTTAATTACAGTTTTAATACTGCCTGATGCTGCACCCATAAGCATGGATATACCTGCAGCAGTTCTGCCTACACCTGATACACCTGTTTGACCATGAGCGAATGATGGCATACCTGTACTCTCATCTGCCAACTGTCTTGCTTTGTCAAACAGTTGCATATTCTCATTTGATACGTTTGGAAACTTAGTACCAAATATAGCTTGACCCGGTGCTCCACCTTGTCTTCTAAATATCTTTCCCGGATATACAGATAAATCTTGACCCGGAACTAAATTAGTTTCATCTACTTCTATTAGTAGGTTTCCTGACAATACTGCGTTATCTACTGCCATTCTCATGAAACCATTCATAAGTGTTTGTGTATCATCCATATTCTCTGCTAAACCTACACCAAAGAATGAGTATGGATTTAATTCATAGGGTGCTGCCATAAAAGGTATCTTAGCAGGTTTAAATGGATTTAATACTGCTCTAAGTAATTTACCATTACATACCCATATATTTGCTTGTAATTCTTCAAAGTCTTGTAACTCTTTAGGTATATCTACATCTTGTTCTAGAAGCATTTCAACATCTATCATACCCCAATACTCTAGAACTTCAAATCTGTCTACATAGTTTTCTTGATTATAATCTGTTAAATCATCTTCCCAATATTTTTTAACATAGTTTTCACCATCTGATATGGCTTCTTCTATAACTGTTTCTCTAAAATATGGTCTGCGTTTTAATGCACGTAATTCTGTTCTAGACATTTTATGTCTTTGAACAATATATTGTGCTTGGTCTACATTAGTAGAATCAGGGTCAGGATAAAAATCCCACACAGATACATGATTAACTTGGGGTATAGTTTTAAATATAGGACTATATTCACCTTCATCACTCCAATTAGGATATTCTTTATCTATGGCAAAAGGTCCTTTCATGACCCCTGTGCCAAACAATGCCATTTCAAAAGCAGTGCTTCTTAAATGTTTATTAGCATTTGATTCTTGCAGTTGGTCTATGATTTGTTTTTCCATAGCCTTTGCTGCAACCATAGCAGGACTAAACGTTATCGCCGTAGGCGTTTTGCCACTGCCTTCTTCCAAGCCTTCAACATCTTGCAAAACTTCTTGTAAAGGACCAAGCCTTTCCTGTAAAGTTTCTGCAGTAGCTCCTTTGGGTAACTCACTGCCATCTTCAGGGAAACCATAAGGAGACTGTAAATCTCCTTCGTCTTCTCTGTTGCGTAACGCTTCAGGTTCTTTAGGGTCGAAATTAACATCTTTTGCAACTCCTTCAGGTAATTCAGTTGGCTCTATACTTATAGGAAATTTATTTCCTGCAAACAAAACATCTGCTATTTGCCCATACGCAGCCAACGTTTTAGTTTTAGTTATTTTTATAAATACTCTAGACTTCTCTGCCTCAGTAAATTGTACATCAGGTCCGTATAATCCCCTGTAGTTTCTGTAAGCTCTAATCCATCTTTGCTCATCTTCATATCTGTAGTCTTCTGATTTTTTATAACTAGCAATAACATGGTCAACTATACTTGATACATTCTTATCGGTATTTACTGAATCTTCTGCATCTTCTAATGCAATCGCTTCATCTTCAATATTTATTTCATCTTCTGCCATATTAATATCCAAATGTTGAGTCTGCTACAGGCATTCCTGTTCTAGGTCTACCCATAGGTTCATAGTCAAATATACTAAATCTTGGTCTTGACATTATACCATATCTTAATGCATCATACAAGTGGTCTTCTGCTTTTGTATCCACATCTTCAGGGTTCTTTTTATCTAGAGGTATAGCAGGTAATTGTGAGATTGTTTCTGTGCAAGTGTTAAAAAATACCATTCTTGGTTCTTCAGTAAACTCGTCAATTTGTAATCTTCTATGTAATTCATTCTTACCTGATACACGACTACCTTTACTTCTATCAGATGGTCTCCAACGACATCCCTTTTGTATCATCTGTTCTGCCAAAGAAGGACCAGTATCACCACGTTTATGCCAAAGAGAGCTATCCAAAACCCCATACTTAATATTTCCATCATCGGCTTCTAAGTCTAATATCATATCTGCCAAATCTGTGGCAAGGACTTTGCTAACGTACAACTCTCTATATACAACAAGTTGCTCGTCTGGAGAAACAGCAAACCACAACACAGCACTATAAGAGCCATAACCATAATCACAAGACCTAAACTTAACCCAATTTCTTGGAATGTCAAAAGGTTCAATAACGTGAATATCCCTATCAAACTCAGTAAAAGCAGCACCTTCTTTAATATCCCAATCACCTTCAAGCAACTGTCTTTGTTGGTGTTCAGGTAAGGAAAGAAGCATTGCTTCGTAGTCTCCCTGATTTGATAAGTATGGATTATCAGATAATCTAGCAGGTATGAATCTTCTTTTAAATAATGCTTGACCTGCTTTACTATGTCCATCAGGATACTTGAGAACTTTTCCTGTTTCAATATTTGTAGCATCAAATGCTCTTCCATAAGGTGCAGGGTCAATAAACATTTTCTTAACCCACTGATGACCCGGACCTCCCGGATTCGTTGTTGCTCTCATATACACAGGTAAATCTGTGGCAGTAGAACGTAATCTTGACCTCATGTAGTTCCAAGCAAATGGTGTTGCCCATTGTGTTAATTCGTCAAAGCCTATCCAACTAAAAGCTAAACCTTGATATCTTAATACATC